TCATGGTCATATATAATGACCATATATCATCATGACTTGAATGGATTATAAGTTCAGTATTATTACACCAGCACATAAGAAGACTCCCTATCTCAAAGAACTCTACGACAGTATTGTTGCTCAAACTTATGAAAACTGGGAGTGGGTATTGTGGTTGAATAACGCTCTCTATGAAGAAGACCTTGAGGAAGAGATTCGTAATGATGACCGTGTTGTAATTTACCGCACGGATGATCCTTCAACCAGTGTTGGATTTCATAAGCATCATGCCTTTCATAAAGGTGAGGGTGATGTTCTAGTGGAGGTTGATTCTGATGACATTCTAATGTCAGAGTGTCTTGAGGAACTGAACAAGGCATATCAGGACGAGACTATTGGGTTTGTTTATACGGATGTGATTCCGTACCATATGACTGATGAGTTTGTTCCCTACAATCCTGATCATGGATGGACTTATCATATGATGAAGTGGCGGGACGAAGACCGCTATATCATGCATTCTTGGCAACCGACTAGTCACGCTCTGTCTTATATTTGGTATGCTCCAGACCATGTAAGGTCCTGGAGAACAAGCATCTATCGTGATATTGGTGGGCACAATGTTGACTTGGACATCTGTGATGATCATGAACTGATGATCCGGACATACCTGGTTACAGAAATGTTCTTGGTTAATAAACCACTCTATGTGTATCGCATCACCGGAGACAATACTTGGTTGGAACGTAATCAATCAATTCAAGAGGAGACTAAACGACTTGGACATCTGTGGTCACAGACTCTTGCTGAACGTGATGCTGATAAGAGAGGATTGTTAAAAGTTGATATTGGTGGTGGTCTCTTTCCTCGTGCTGGATACATGACTATTGACCAAGAGGATGCTGACATCACTTGTGATTTGAATGATGGTATTCCTCTCCCAGATAATAGTGTTGGTGTCATTAACGCCAGTCATGTGATTGAACACTTAAGAGATCCAATCAAAACGATGAAAGAGATCCATCGTGTTCTGGCTCATGGTGGATGGGCATTTATTGAAGTTCCTTCTACTGATGGTCGTGGAGCATGGCAAGATCCTACACACGTTAGTTTCTGGAACGAACACAGTTTCTGGTATTATACAAACAAGAGTAAGGCACAATTTATTCGGAACAGTGATATCAGGTTCCAGACATATCGCCTTGATACTTTTGAAATGGAACCTCATATTCCATGCGTTGCTGCCCATCTGGTTGCTATCAAAGATGATAGTTATCGTTTCCCTGGTGTTTTAAGTATTTGATGGATAGTTTTCCTTATGATCATATTGTTATTGATAACTTCTTTCCGATAGATAAAGCAAGAAAACTATCCCAAGAGTTTCCTGAGTATGATAGTGATCTCTGGTATCAGTATAAGAATCCATTAGAGAATAAAAAATCTAGTAACAACTGGTGGGATTTTCCTCCAGAAACTTACAAGACTTTTTGTTTTTTGAACTCTTGTGAGTTCTTGAATATCTTACGTGAGAAGACTGGTATACAGAAATTGTATCCTGATATTGGTCTTCATGGAGGTGGATGGCACGTTCATGGTCGCGGTGGTAAGTTGAACATCCACTTGGATTATTCTATTCACCCAAAGTCAGGTCTTCAAAGGAAACTAAATCTTATTGTATATCTAACTGAAGGATGGAAAAGTGACTGGGGAGGTGGTCTTGAGTTGTGGTCACATAATTCAGATAACAAATTGCCTTTGAGGCGAGAGAAGACTATTCATAATGTCTTCAATCGTGCTATACTATTTGATACCACGCAAAATTCTTGGCACGGTCTTCCTCAACCTTTATCTTGCCCTGAGGGAGTGTATAGAAAAAGTCTGGCAGTCTATTACATGACTGATCCACCAGACCAAGTAGACCCCAGACAAAGAGCACTTTATGCTCCGACTGAAGAACAAATTAATGATAAAGAAGTTCTAGATTTTATACAACAGAGAGTATTATGGAAAGGAAAACCAAAATTGTAATGATCACGATGTTCAAGAACGAATCCAAAGTGATTCGTAGGATGCTTGAATCGTGTTATGAATATATTGATTATTGGGTTGTTCAGGATAATGGATCTACTGATGGCACAGATCAAATTGTCAAGGACTTCTTTGAAGAGAAAGGTATTCCAGGACATTATTATCAATGTGAAGAAGGTTGGGTGGGTTTTGGTTGGAACCGAGATCATCTTCTACAGACTTGTTTGAACCACGATCATGGATGTGATTGGATTCTCAAGATGGATTGTGATGAGTATCTTGAAGTTGATGATGACTTTGATTGGTCACTGATTGCTGATACTAACATTCAGTCATTTCATATCACGGCAGAAAATCCTGGATGCACTTACTATCGTGCTTGGATGTGGAACGCACGTCTTCCATGGCACTTCAAACATGATGTAGCACATGAATGTATTGTTTGTGATATTGAAGGAATTGGTGAAGATTTCCAGCGTGTTAATCTTCCGAGGGGTCTTCGTCAAATGGGAACTTGGGATGGTGAAAGTTATGCTACACCCACAAAATATATTAGTGACTCACTAAAACTGGAGGAACAGCATATTCGTGAGGGGACATTACTTACTGATACATATCACTTCTGGTATGTTGCCAAGAGTTATTTTGATGCATCATATTCTCCAATATTTCCTTTGGGATATGAGCAACAAAAAGAATATGCTAGAAGAGCAATCTTTTATTTTAAATCTTGGATGAATCACACCATCAACTATGATACTGAAGGATACACTGGTGGTGTAAATGAGATGGCATATTATAGTCTTTACTGTATTGGAGAGATGTATAAATTGATGGGAGAATATGAAAAAGCATTAGAGAATTACATGTTGGCGGAACCCTTTTGTGATATTAGAAATGAACATATTGTAGGGCTTGCAGAATGTTATAGAAAAATTGGTGATTTTGAAAGTATGAGATATCAAACTGAACGTCTTGTGGATCCAGAACGCAAACTTCCATTTCCACAGTGCTATTTCCTGGTCAATAATAGTTTCTATATTGACTCTGGTAATTATGGGAAAGAGTTGTATCAAATTGCTTGTCAAACATCATGAAATACGTTCCAGTAAGCACAATTAACAGACAACCACAGAAGACAGTTTGGGTTGTTGACAACTTCTATGCTGATCCATATGCTGTAAGGGACTATGCTCTACAGCAGGAATTCAAACCTGAAATTGAATATTTTAAAGGTAGTCGTAGTATTGAACAGTTTTTTGTTCCTGGGACCAAGGAAGCATTTGAAAGAATTATGGGTATCAAGATTCGTGAGTGGGAGTCTCATGGAATGTGTGGTAGATTTCAATTCTGTACATCTCAAGACCCTATTGTTTATCATAATGATGGACAGACGTGGGCAGCTATGCTATACTTAAATCCTGATGCTCCATACAGCACAGGAACTTCTTTGTATGCTCATAAAAATGGTGCACGAAGAACAAGTGATCCAAACTTCAACGACCAAATTTACGCTGGCGGATTTTTTGACAGAACTAAATTTGAGTTAGTTGATTCTATTGGTAATGTTTTCAATAGACTCTTCATTTTTGATTCTCAAAACATTCATGCAGCGTCAGAATACTTTGGGCAGACAAAGGAGGACTCTAGACTTTTCCACATATTCTTTTTTGACTGATGAAATTTAAGGTTTACTCAAAAGCAGGATGTCCATACTGTGTTAAAGTAAAAGAGGTTTTGGATAGATTGAATTGTGATTATTCAGTCAACACTCTTGGTCAGGATTATTCACGAGAGGAATTTTATTCTACTTTTGGGGAAGGATCTACTTTCCCACAAATCATATGTGACGATAAAAATTTAGGAGGATGCGTTGACACCATCAAATTCCTCAGAGAACAAAAACTCCTCTGAACTTAGCATAAATAAAACTAAGACCTGTCCCAATCGCGGGGTAGATTTACTACTTAATGGAGGGAAGAAGAGACCAAAATCGTTTCAAATGAAGTTTGAAAAGATTGTTTCCTTCTTCAAGAGGGAAGTAACTATCAATTTTGAATTTTCCTTTAATATAAGGAAGAATAATAGTTCTCCGAGGTAAAACCTATGTTAGCAGTAAGTTTAGTTTTCGGTTCTTTTTTAACCGTGTTGTTTCTGGTAGTGGGACTGATTGGAGGTTGGACTGCTAGAGAATATATGATGAACTATCGGGAAGTACCAAGACCTCACCCCGAGATGTTTGATAATCAAGGAAACTTAATTCCGGATGAGGTGATTGCATTTAATTTTGAAAACTATCATGACTACAATGAAGAAAGAAGTGACGAAGACGAGTCCTAAAAAACCTAGGACCGTAAAGGTGGCATCAATAGATTTACCTAAACAACCACTTGTATTTGAAGTTCTTGATCTAGTAAATAAGCAGAGATCAAAAGCAAAAAAGGTGGAAGTTCTTCAGAAATATGAGGAACTTCACTTGAAAATTGTATTTAAGTGGAACTTTGATGAGACTATTAAAAGCTCACTTCCTCCCGGTGAAGTTCCATACTCCTCTTATGATGAACAAACTTCATCTAGTGGAACTCTTTCCAAGAAGATTGACCTTGAGACTCGTAGAATGTATGAAACTGGATCATTCTCTCTGGGTAATGCTGATCAACAAGGTAGAACTACAATTCGTAGAGAAGCAAAGAATTTTTATCACTTTGTGAAAGGTGGTAATGATTCCATAAATGGTATTCGTCGCGAATCTATGTTTATTAATCTTCTCCAAGGTCTTCATCCTCTTGAGGCAGAGATTGTCTGTCTTTGTAAGGACAAAGATCTTGAGTCTAAATTTAAAATTACAAAGGAAATTGTAGCGGAAGCATTTCCTGATATTCAGTGGGGTTGATATGAGAATTTTATTTGAAAATTGTGATGTTGATAAGGCAGAGGATCGCACTCTGCCTAATAATGCTTTTGTGGTTGAATACAAAGTAGAAGATGTTAGTCAATATGATATCGCATCATCAGGTAAGCAATCAGAAATCTTTGATTATTATTATGATAAATTCAAAAAAGGTTTTGTTACCATGAGACAAACAGAGGGTAGAGCCAATCCAAAACTCTGGGGTGCAAAGGCACCCGAAACCAAAAAGAAAAGGTGATTCCCAAAAAGAGGGAAAAAAATTTCGCCAAATTTTTTGACTCCTAAGGTTTTTTAAACTGTATCGTAAGATACATGAGTACTTGACTATATACTCTATAAGGTATATAATACCTGTACGTTCATCCCACTTCGGTGGGACGCAAGTAAGTCGCGGAACGGAGCGTTCATCCCATGATTGAATTTCTTTTATATTCATCCATCAGTTGTTCTGATGCCGATGCAATCATGCTACGGGCACGGAACCATGAAGATCTTAGCAACCAAGTTAAGATTGAATTGGTAGAAGCCATAAAGGAGTCTACACCTGAGTGTTATTGGGACGCAAACGACTAAAGGAACGGACCTAAAAATCCAATTACTTTAGGAGTACCTACAATGAACACCCTTCAAATCATCAAAAAGCAGATCAACAAAGCATCTGCTGTCCACGATGCACAGATCACTCACACTACATATCGTGGTGTAAAGTGTGAAGTTCGCAAACCAGTAAAAGAGTCTCACGGCACTTTCTGCTATCGTGGTCGCACTTATACCAAGTGATTCATTAACTTACATTAAAGAGAGGGTTACAAACCCTCTCTTTTTTTGTCTTTAAGTAACGAATTAACAAATGTTAGTGAATTAACACAAACTATCCTACATAGTATAGAATTAAGGATTTCGTTTATGCTTTGAAATTCTACTCTATATAATGACTTCTATAAAAAAATAATATTGCGGGAAGGTTGATGCACAATCTATTATCTCGTAATCAATTAGCAGAATGGATGAACATTGACTTAAGTTTAAACAGATGTAATGAAGAGTTAGATCTGGTCAATGATTATTTTGATTGTTTAATTGAATGCGATGAAGACCAAGGTACATGTAAGCGAATCTGCAGAATTCTACTTAACGATGAGGGTTGATCACCCTCTTTTTTTTTGTGCTATAATGGGGAGAGTATACATAAAATTGTGGACAGAGAAAGATTAAAACTTTTGGTTAGAAACCTTGAGTTATTAGTTGATGGACTGAAGGCAGAGGTTTACTCTGATCCTGAGATATACCGACCAGAAGATGCATTTAATCCAGGTGCACCTGTTGATTATGATGAAATCTTTAATGACGATGATGGGCATTTAGACTGATGACAAGTAGAGGTAAAAAGTTAGTTAAGATGCTTGATCGTCTTATCAAACAAGATCATCTTTATTCAGATGATGAAATTAGAGAACTTAAAAAACAGTTGCGAACTGTAAAAGAGCAACTGAATGAATTAGATGCTATGGAGAAACGAGGATTCAAATGAGCGTAAAACTGATTAGTGTGACTCCCGATGCGGAGAAAATGATGGCATACGTTGCTCGTGTGTCAAACCCCAATAATCAAGAAAACCCAAACTATGCCAAACTGTTGGGTTACTGCATTAAGCACAACCACTGGTCTGTGTTTGAGCAAGCATTTATGACTTTAGAGATTGAGACTACCAGAGGTCTGGCAGCTCAAGTACTTCGTCATCGTTCGTTCACATATCAAGAATTTTCACAACGCTATGCTGATTCTTCCTTACTTGCGGAGAAGATCCCTCTACCTGAACTACGCAGACAAGACACCAAGAATCGTCAAAATTCTATTGATGATGTTGACCCGTTTACGAATCAGAAGTTTGAAATGTTGATGCAACAACATTTTGTACAAGCAATGGATCTTTATAAGAGAATGCTTGATGAGGGAATTGCAAAGGAGTGTGCTCGTTTTGTGCTTCCTTTGGCAACTCCGACTCGGATGTACATGTCAGGATCTGTTCGCTCATGGATTCATTACATCAATCTGAGGTCTGCCAACGGAACTCAGAAGGAGCATATGGACATCGCAGAGGCATGTAAAAACATTTTCGTAGAGCAATTTCCAACTTGTGCGGAAGCACTTGAGTGGGTCTAAATACAACACGTTGAATTTTTAACTATGGCAACATATCCAGTAAAGCATACAAAAACTGGTGAAACGAAAGACGTTATTATGAGCGTTCATGACTGGGATCAGTGGAAAGATGATAATCCAGATTGGTATAGAGATTTTTCAGATCCAAATACATGTCCTGGTGTAGGTGAAGTTGGAGAATGGAAAGATAAACTTCGTAAATCTAAACCTGGATGGAATGACGTTCTCCAAAGAGCGCAGAAAATGCCTGGTTCAACTATCAAGAAAATTTAAGTATGGCAAGAAGGAAAAGAGCATCTGCAGAGCAACCAATTGGAGTTGGACTCACGACAAAGCAGATGAAGCGGAAGAAACCGCTTAGTCAAGAGTATCTTGTTGATATTGAACCTCTAACCGACAATCAGAAACGACTTTTTGATTCATACAAAGAGGGTAAGCACATTATTGCTTATGGTTGTGCGGGCACAGGAAAGACCTTTATCACCCTGTATAACGCACTGAGAGACGTTCTGGATGAAAGAACTCCCTATGAGAGAATCTATCTTGTACGCTCACTCGTAGCGACTAGAGAGATTGGTTTTCTTCCTGGTTCTCATGAGGATAAGGCAGACATCTACCAGATTCCTTACAAGAACATGGTCAAGTACATGTTCCAGATGCCAAGTGACGCTGACTTTGAGATGCTTTATGGTAATCTTAAAGCCCAAGAGACGATTAAGTTTTGGAGCACTTCGTTCTTACGAGGGACTACTCTTGATAATGCTATCGTTATTGTTGATGAATATCAGAACTTAAACTTCCACGAACTAGACAGTATCATTACTCGTGTTGGTGAGAATACTAGAATTTGTTTCTGTGGTGATTCTCGTCAGTCGGACTTGAATAAAACTAACGAACGCAATGGTATAGTAGATTTTATGAACATCTTGCGTAAAATGAATTCTTTTGATATAATTGAATTTGGAGTGGATGACATTGTTCGCTCTGGACTTGTTAAAGAATACATCTTAGCTAAAATAGAAGCAGGTTTTTAATGGAGATATTCAGAGATTATGATTTGGGTTCTAGATTAAACTTTCATTATCAGAATGCTAAACCATTCCCAAATATAATCATAGACAACTTCATCAATCCAGTCGTTGCTATGCAATGTTTCAAGGAGTTAAAGGAGACTAATTATTGGGTCACTGAACACACTGAAAACAATGCTTACATGACTGACAACCAAGTGAATAAATGGTTCACTCCTTGGAATGAACAAAGTGTTGAGAAACTCAGATATGAAGTACCCACTGTATCCAACGTACTAACTTATTTCAACTCTCCAATATTTCTTCAGTTTCTTAAAGATCTAACAGGTATTCCAAATTTGATTCCAGATCCCATTATGTGGGGTGGTGGATGTCATAAAATCAACAATGGTGGTAAACTCAATCTTCATGTTGATTATAATGTAAGTCCCGTTACTAAAAAATTCAGAGTTCTAAATATGCTACTTTATCTGAATCCCAATTGGGAAGATGAATGGAATGGTCATCTTGAACTTTGGAATAAAAAGGAAAAACGAAAAGAGCATACAATTGCTCCTATTATGAATAGAGCAGTTATCTTTACACTATCTGATGATTCTGTACATGGTCATCCCGTTCCTCTGAATGCTCCTGAGGGGTTTGAAAGATATTCAATCGCAATGTATTATTTCGTAAATGAACCAAACCAAGAATATTATGAACGAAATTACGTCCACTGGCATAACGAACTTCAACCACATTGATATTGAACTTCCAAAACTGAGTAGGCAAACAATTGATGGTGTCCGATATTACTCAGTGCCTGATGAAGAGGAACTACTCAAGTTAGTTTCAATTACATCAGTCACAAGTCATTTTAACAAAGACATCTTTGTGAAGTGGCGTAAAAGAGTTGGTAATGAGGAAGCAGATCGTATCACAAAGCGTGCAACAAAACGTGGAACTGATATGCATACTTTGGTTGAATATTATATGAAAAATGAAGAACTTCCTGAAGTTCCTCCTATTTCTGACTTTTTGTTTAAGATTTCCAAAGCAAATCTAAAACGTATAAATAATATTTACGCCCTTGAAGGTTCCCTGTACAGTAAACAACTCGGTATAGCAGGGACGGTTGATTGTATCGCTGAATATGACGGCGAGTTAGCAATAATTGACTTTAAGACATCAGCAAAACCAAAACCACGAAAGTGGATTGACCACTACTTTGTGCAGTGCATGGCATATGGTTGTATGCTGTACGAATTGACTGGCATATCAGTCAAAAAACTTATAATCATCATGGCTTGTGAAAATGGAGAATGCGTCGTCTATGAAGAACGAGACAAATCAAAATACATCAAACTTCTTACCGAGTACATTGGAAAGTTTGTTAGAGATAAACTGGAGGAATATGGAACCTAATAAAGAACTAGAAAAAGTCATTGAAAGCAAGTTCTTAACTCCCTCCAAGTTTGCCTTGGAGATTGAGAAGATTGTTGCTAAAGAACAGTTCAATTACATTGATGCTATTTGCCACTATTGCGAAATCAATAGTCTTGAGGTAGACTCTGTAACGAAGCTCATTTCTAAACCTTTGAAAGAGCGTTTGAAGTGGGACGCTATTCGTCTCAACTTCATGAAGAAAACATCGCGAGCAAAACTTCCTTTATGACCGTGACGCCTTTTGAAACTTATAAACATTATTTGTCACTAAAAAATCATTTCACAAATCCAAAATACGACTTCTTTCGCTATGGTGCCAAATCACGGGCATCCATGGCGTCTTTTAATAAGAGAAAAGATAAGTATTGGTTTGAGAAAACTTCCCGAAAGTATGATGACAGTGAAGTCGTTGACTTTCTTGTATCTAACTTTTCTGCTGCTGATAACCCACAGAACCTATGGATTGGAGAAATTATCAATTCTGGAGAAAGGACATACGCCGAGTGGATGAAACGACGGCAGAGTTCAACTTACTTGTTCAAAGAACAAAGCAACGAATTACTCTCGGAGAACAGATTAGAAAATCTATTCAACTGTTCCAAAGGACATCCAAAAATTCTGAAGGAGTATCTAAGCGGAAGATTATCGCTAGAAAACTTCGTGATCTACGACAAAATTTTCCATTTTAGTAATGACTTTGACAAGAAACTAGACGATCCCGTGTGGGAAACCGTCAGTTTGAAAATTAAAAAATATGGTCCCTTCATAAATATTGATGTGTTCAACTACAAGAAGTTATTAAGGGACATTGTAAATGAGTGATTTTTTTGCGTCTGATATTATCAAAAAAGAATTGGAAGAAATTAATGAACTGCAAGAGCAGATTTATTCAAATGCAATGTCTTTTGGTACTATGACTCGTAATGACAAAGTTGAACACATTGAAATGTTACAGAACTTGCTAGAAAAGCAGCAAGTGATGTATACTAGAGTTTCTCTTTCAGACGACCCCAAAGCGGTTGAGATGAAAGAGAACTTGCAGAAGTCTGTTCTGATGATGGGGTTCCCTCCATCCACAGATATTAAGACTTTGTTCGGTAGCATGACAAAAACCATTGAATCGCTCAAAGATCATATTGACACTTGAGCAAAATTTCGTTATACTATCCAAGTAAATCTCCCAAATCCAAACAAATCCGAGGTAATCCGAATGTCTTTCGCTGATCTTAAAAAGCAATCCAAACTGGGTTCTCTGACCGCCAAACTGGTCAAAGAAGTTGACAAAATGAACAAAGCAGGTAGTTCTGGAGACGAGCGTCTCTGGAAACTTGAATGTGATAAGAGCGGCAATGGTTATGCCGTTATCCGTTTCCTTCCTGCCCCCAATGGAGAAGATCTGCCCTTCGTCAAACTGTACTCCCACGCCTTTCAGGGTCCTGGTGGTTGGTACATTGAAAACTCTCTGACATCTTTAGGTCAGAAGGATCCTGTGTCTGAATACAACACGATGCTGTGGAACAACGGCACCGATGCAGGTAAAGAACTGGCACGTAAGCAGAAGCGTAAGCTGACTTACATGGCAAACATCTATGTTGTTAAGGATCCTGCAAACCCTGCTAATGAGGGTGGTGTATTCCTGTACAAATTCGGTAAGAAGATCTTTGACAAACTCACTGCTGCTATGCAACCTGAGTTTGAAGATGAGGAAGCAATTGATCCCTTTGACTTTTGGCAAGGTGCTAACTTCAAACTGAAGGCAAAGAACGTTGCTGGTTATCGCAACTACGACTCCTCTGAGTTCGCTGCACAGTCTGCTCTGCTGGACGATGATGATGCTATGGAAGCAATCTGGAAAAAAGAATACTCCCTGGCAGAACTCGTCGCTGCTGACCAGTTCAAGGACTATGACATTCTGAAGAAGCGTCTTGACTATGTTCTGGGCAACAAGGGTACTCCTCGTTTCCAAGATCAAGAGACTGTTGAGCAGGAAGAAGAGTTTAACGCCGCTAACCGTGGTGATACTAGATCTACCACAACTGATGCTGGATTCAACAATCCAGACATTACT